TTCAGGAGTACATCGATAACATCCAGAGGCTTGGCCGTGAATTGAAGGAGGCCGGCGGGTCGTTCGATCCCAAGCCTTTCTACAAACTGGTCGATGCCTTCTCGCTCGGCAATACTGAGCTTGCTGACAAAAACTACCTGCAGGGACTCAAGGATCTGCTGCCCAGCCTTGCTGACTACAACGCCAAGATCGCGGAAGTGACCCGTGGCAAGACTGAACTAACGGAGCTGGAGAAGCTGAACGCTGAGTTGAACCTGCTGCAGCTCGACATCCTTGCCCAGGCAAACCCGGCACTGGCTGAGCATGTGCGGCTCCTGCGCGAGCGTGCTGGTGCCCTGGACGCAACTACGGAAAAACAGAAGAAAGACAGCGAATCAATCGGCAGCGGCATCAAGGATCGCCTCCAGGATTACTACAACAGCGTCAAGGATCTGGGCGGCGCCATTGGCGATGCAGTGGTCAGCGGACTGCAAGGGCTTGAGGATCAGCTGACGGCGTTGGTCACGACCGGCAAGACCAACTTCAAGGATTTGGCCGCCAGCATCCTGTCCGATCTCGCGCGCATCGCGCTGCGCGCAGCAATCATCGTGCCAATCATGCAGGCGCTCGGCAGCCTGTTCCCTGGCTTCAAGTTCGCCAACGGCGGCATCATGACCGGCGATGGTCCAGTCCCCCTGCGCAAATACGCGGCTGGTGGCATTGCCACTTCCCCTCAGTTGGCTTTGTTCGGCGAGGGCAGCAAGCCTGAGGCTTATGTGCCCTTGCCTGATGGCCGGCGCATCCCTGTGGCGATGCAGGGCGGCGGTGGTGTTGTAGTGGGCGAGATCAACATAGCTGTGCAAAATAGCGGCGATAACCTGAGCCCAGAAGCTCAAAAGCGGATCGCCAGCCAGGTGCAAGGCATCGTCCTCACAACGCTTGTAAATCAGAAACGTAGTGGAGGGATCCTCTAATGCCTGCCTATATCAACCTCAACAATATGCCCGTTGCACTTGATACCACTGTCAAGCGCACCAACCGCATTCAGCGCGCTCAGTTCGGCGATGGCTACAGCCAAGTCCTCACGGATGGCCTCAACTCGCAGCTGGAAAGCTGGACCTGTAACACTGGCCCCCTCTACGAAGACGAAGCCTATGGCATTGAGTCGTACCTGCTTCGCCAGCGCGGCCAAGCGATTGAGTGGACTCCGCCTAATTCGTCCAAGTCCTTCACCGCACAGTTTCAAGGTGGCCTGCTAAGTCTGGGCTACACGAATCTTGCGTCGCTAGCGCTCGCCGCTTACACCCGCCCAACTAATTACACCGCAAACCTGACGACTGGACTCCTTACTTCTGTCACGATTCCCAACCTCACAGATGTAAGCGTGAGCCTAGAGCTGGCGCCCAGGACATACCTGCTCGAGGATGGCTGGCAGTTTGAGTTCATCAGCTGCAAGTATTTCCGGCTTAGCTTTGGGCTGCGGCAGGTGTATGTATGACCCAGCAGCCACCAAACGCCGAAACCTTCAAGACCCAGCTACCCGAGGTTGTTGACCTCTTCACGCTGGACATCACGATCCTGCTACCACCCGGCAGCACCGATCAGGCCGTCTACCGTTTCTGCAACTGGACGCAGGTGGGCGGCGCCGACGTTATCTACCAAGGCGAGACCTACACCGCCCTACCGCTGCAGGCCAGCGGCTTTGAGCTGAACACCAGCGGCCAGCTGGAGCGCCCCAGCATCACCTTCGCCAACGTCGGCCTCGGTATCACAGCCCTCACCAATACCTACGACGACCTCGTTGGTGCCAGCGTCAGCCGAATCCGCACACTCACCACCTACCTCGACGGCCAACCCGCCGCAGACCCCGACGCTTTCTGGGGCCCCGACTCCTGGGTCGTCGAACAGAAGTCCAGCGAAACCAAGCTTGCGGTCACCTTCCAGCTCGCTGTGCCATTCGACCTCGAGGGCCGCAGCCTCCCCGGCCGTCGCCTACTGCGCGAGCAATGCCAGTGGATCTACCGCAGCGAGATCGGCTGCCACTACTCCGGCAGCAACTACTGGGATGCCAACGACAACGTCGTGGCGACCCTGGCCCAAGACGCCTGCGGTAAACGCCTCAGCAGCTGCCAACTGCGCTTTGGCGCCACCAGCCGCCTGCCCTTTGGCGGCTTCCCCGGCCTCGTCGATTCTCAGGGCTAATGACACTCAGCAGCTACGCCAACCCCCTGACGCAGGCCCAACAGCAGGCCATCCGTGCCTTTGCAGAAACTGCATACCCGCGAGAGGCGTGCGGTTTTGTGCTCACCGACGGCAGCGTTGTGCAGTGCGCCAACACCTCCACCGAGCCCGACACCTTCATCATCAGCGCCGCCGAAACCGCGCAGTACCTCGACGACGCCATCGCCAGCTGGCACAGCCACGCCAATTACGCCCGATTCAGCCCCGCCGACATCCGAGCCTGCAAAACACTCAAGCTGCCCTATGCCGTGTGGGACTGCGGAAGCTCCCAATGCCTCTGGCTCGACCCACGCCAAGACGCCGGCCTTGTAGAGCGCCCCTGGCGCTACGGCGCCCACGACTGCTACTCCGCTGTCCGTGACTGGTACTACCAGCAGCAGGGCTTAGTGATGGGCGACTACCCACGCGAGTACGAAGGCGAATGGTGCCAACGCGGATTCACCCATTTTGAAGACAACTTCGCCGCCGAAGGCTTCACCCGCATCCCACCCACAGAACCGTTACAGCGCGGAGACGTGATCCTGTTCCGCATCCGCAATGACGTGACATGCAACCACGTCGCAGTAGTAGAAGATCCAGCCGCAAATATGCTGTATCAACACCTTGTTGACCGTCTGTCCGGCCTCAGTGCCTACAGCGGTTACTTTCGCGAGAATGCCTACATGGTGGTACGGAGGAGCGCCTGATGGTCACGATCCGCCTATTGGGTGAAGCGGGCCGGCGCTTCGGCCGACGCTTCCAGCTGGCCGTCAAAACCCCCGCCGAAGCCCTTCGCGCCCTCTGCGTTCAGCTACCTGCGCTGCGTCAGTATCTGGTGGAATCTGGCGAGAACGGCATCAACTGGCGCGTCGTTACCGAAGACCCAATGGGCCTCGACGAAGACCAGTTGCTATGGCCCCTCAGCAAGCGCATGGTGCTCGCCCCCATGCCCGCGGGCAAAGGCGCCGTAGGCAAGATCCTGGCTGGCGTGGCCATCGTTGTGGCGGCGGTATTCACTGGCGGCGCTGCCATCGGCTTATTCGGCTTGGCCGCACCCATTGCAGTGTCGTCAATCTTGGCGCCAATCGGCCTGTCGCTGATCTTCGGCGGCGTAGCCGAACTCCTCACACCCACACCCAAGATGCCCACCGTGGGTGGCTCAGTCGGTGGCAGTTCCACCGAAGGTCGTAGCACCGATCAACTCAAGAGCTTCACCTTCGATAAAAGCAACGCCAACACCCTTCAAGGCGAAGTGGTGCCAGTGCTTTACGGCGAGCGCATCGTCGGTGCCTTGCCCGTCCTGTCCTTCGGCCTCGAACTGCAGAACTCACTGTGATGGACACCTCCGCCGATAACACCCTGAACGCACCCGAGGTCAGCGGCGAGGGCGGCGGCCGCAAGCAGGAACCTGTCGTCAATCAATACGTCTCGGTCACAGCGCCATCACGCCAACCAATTGAGGAGGCCAACAACCTCTTTTCCGTTGCATTTGCCCGCACCGTCTACGCCATCAGCGAAGGCGAGATCGAGGGCTTCCCCAACGGCGCTGAACGGGACATCTACCTGGACTCCACGCCAATCCAGAACCCGGATGGCACCTACAACTTCACCGGCTACAGCCTCGACAGCCGCACCGGCACCGACGAAACCCAAACCCCAATGCCGGGGTTCAGCACCGTCGAGAACGCCGTCGGTGTAGGCATCGCCGTCACCCAGGCCGTCGGGCCGATCACCCGCACGATCACCGACAACGACGTGGAGCGTTGCCGGGTCGTCATCAGCCACCCCGCCCTGCAATCGAGCAATCAGACCAACGGCGATGTCACCGGCACCAGCGTCAGCTACCGCATTGCCGTGTCCGCCAACAGTGGCCCATACATCACGGTGGCCGAACCCACCGTTAGCGGCAAGTCCAGCAGCCAATTCCAACGCGCCTACGAGTTTGACCTGAACGGCACCGGCCCGTGGAGCATCCGCGTCACCCGCCTCACAGCCGACAGCTCCACGCCCTACCTACAGAACGCCATTACCTGGCAGAGCTACACCGAGATCACCGACGAAAAATTCGCCTACCCCGCGACAGCCGTCCTGGGGGTGAAGGTTGACGCCCGTCAGTTCACCAGCATCCCAGACGTGTCCGTGCGATTGCGCGGCAAGCGGGTCCAGATCCCCACCAACTACAACCCAGTCACCCGCACCTATACCGGCTTCTGGGACGGCACCTTCACCACCGCCTGGACCGACAACCCCGCCTGGATCTTCCGCGACATCGTGCTAAACGCACGCTTCGGCGTCGCCCGCTACGTCCCCACCATTGCGGTGGACCCCTGGTATCTGTACACCATCTCGCAGTATTGCGATGAGCTGGTGCCCGACGGCGCCGGCGGCACTGAACCCCGCTTCACCTGCAACGTCTACCTCCAAAGCCCCGGCAGCGTCTACGAAGTCCTCAACGCCCTCGCCTCCTGCTTCCGCGGCCTGATCTATTACAGCCAAGGCAAGCTCTACCTGACGCAGGACCGCCCCCAGGAAGTAGTCCAGCAGTTCAGCGAAGCCAACGTCATCCAAGAGGTGGACGACTCCGGCCAGGTCACCTCCCCCTGCTTCAACTACACCGGCACAGCCAAGACCGCCCGCAAAACCGTCGTACTGGCCAACTGGGACGACCCCAATCAGGTCTATTCCAGCGTTAGCGAGTACCTCCAGGACGACACCCTGCTGGAGCGCTTCGGCTACAACCCCATCGACCTGCGGCTGCTGGGCGTCACCTCCCGCGGTCAGGCACTGCGGGCCGCCAAACACACGCTGTTCTCCAACCGCTACGAAACCGAGAAAGTCAGCTTCCGCATCGGCGCCGAAGGTCTAGCCGCCAGCGTCGGCGAAATCATCCAAATCGCGGACCCCCTCAAGCAGGGCCAACGCCTCGGCGGCCGCGTCTCCGCCATCGACGGCAACCTCATCACCCTCGATGCCACCCTCACCCTCGACCCCCTCATCAGTTACACGCTGACGCTGGTCATCCCCGACGGCGAAACGGTCACCAACCCAGACGGCAGCACCACAACACAGCCGAAGCTGCAAGAAGTCCATATCAGTGACTACACCGAGACCGCCAGCGGCCAGACCCGTGTTACCTGCGACAGCATCATCACCAGCCAGGTAGGTGCGCTGTGGGTGCTGGAGTGGACCGCCATGAGCGCTGCGCTCTATCGCGTCATCTCACTGGCCGAAGTGGACCCGCTGGTCTACCAAGTCGAGGCCGTCCAGTACAACGCCTCCAAATACGACTACATCGACAACGACCTGCCGGTCGCGGTCCCTAAAGACCGCTTCACCCTGCAGCCAGCGCAGGCGGTTACCAACCTGACCGCCGGCCTCGTCTTTCGCAACAACCGCACCCAGATCGACGCCACCTGGAGGGCTCCACAGGTCGATGGCGCCGACAGCCTGGCGGTGCGTTCCTACTCCTACCAGTGGCGCAATGTCGGCGCGACCGAGTGGAGCGACATTCTCACCACCAGCACCCCCAACGCGGCGATCTCCGTTCCCGATCACGTCTTTGGCAACACCTATGAGGTGCGGGTGGCTACGTCGGATCGCCTCGGCAGGCAAAGCGATTGGGCGGTGAGCAGCGTGGCCGCGTTTGAGGCCATCCCCGATCTCAGCGACCCCGCGTTCAACGCAGTCGTCCGCCACCAAAACCAGCCCGACGGCACCCAGCTCCTGATCGTGGACGCAGGCATCTGCCCAGTCCCCGAGCGAGTCAACGGTTACCGCATCTGGGCCTTCCCCACCAACGTCCCCACCGTCATCCCAGGCGTCAAACCTCCCGACGCTGATGGCTGGTACTTCCTAAGCAACATCCCGCTGACCGGCTACTACACCATCGCCTTTCACGCGCCCGGCGACTGGCAAATCCGCGTGGCCTTCACCAGCGCCATCTTCGGTGAAACGCCCAGCGACTACCTCTACGACACAGTGGAGCGCAACGAAATCGTCCCGCCCTCCCCGAGCCTGTTCACCGTCGTCGAGAACACCAACAGCGGCCAAAAGCGTTTCAGCTGGCAGCTTCCCTTGTCTGACTATGGCTCCTGGGATCAGGGCGTGGTGTCCGACGTGGTGTCCTACGAAATCCGTTACAAACAGGGCGGCCTGGTCAACAGCAGCCCAGCTCAGACTTGGGACCTCGGCATCCCTCTGTACTCCGGCGGCGTCTCTGCCCAACAGCAGTGGTTCGAGACCTCGCTGTTCGACACCGACACCTGGACCGTGATGGTGAAGTCGGTTGACGCAACGCAATGGCGCAGCGACGACCCCGCCTTTAT